TGAAAGTTACAAGCATAGTTTATAGAAAGGGAGTGACCGAAATAGGTTTTCAACCGAAAACGGTACATATAAAAGCACTGTACCAAACGGACAGTGTACCCATGGCTTTCAAATTTGAAAATACAGGCGAGCGCCCACGTACTGTGCACCATCTTTGTGAGGTACAAGAAACATCGTTGCTGGAGCTACAGCTACAGTGTGTATATTGCAAGAAGGAATTATCCAGCTCAGAGGTATATAATTTTGCATGTAAAGATTTAAGACTGGTATATAGGGAGGACAGCCCATATGCAGTGTGCAATTTCTGTTTATTATTTTATAGTAAAGTAAGAAAGATTAGACATTACAACTATTCATTGTATGGGGCAAGCCTAGTGGCATTAACTAAAAAAGAGTTATTTGATTTATTAATAAGGTGCTACAGATGTCAACAGCCGTTGACACCAGAGGAAAAACAGTTACACTGTGAATATAAGAAACGGTTTCACAGAATATCACGTACGTGGACCGGGTTATGTCTGCAATGCTGGAGACACACAACGTCCACTGAGACAGCAGTATAATCATGCACGGTAAAGTAACAACTATTCCAGAATATATTTTGGACCTTGTACCGCAAACTGAAATTGACCTGCATTGCTATGAGCAATTGAACAGCTCAGAGGAAGAGGATGAGGATGAAGTAGACAATTTACAGAAGCAGCCACAGCAAGCTAGACAAGAAGAACAACATCCTTGTTACCTAATTAACACACAGTGTTGTAGGTGTGCGTCTGCGGTGCAGTTGGCTGTTCAGAGTCCCACAAAGGAGCTGCGTGCCCTACAACAGATGCTTATGGGCGCACTGGAGCTAGTGTGTCCCCTGTGTGCAACAAGGCGGTAAACGGCAATGGCGTCACCTGAAGGTACAGATGATGAGGGAGGGGGGTGCACGGGATGGTTTCATGTTGAGGCTGTAGTCAAGAAACGTACGGGAGATATAATATCAGAGGACGAAACAGAAGAAGATGAGGGCACAGCATCAGATTTAGATGGGTTTCTAGACAATAGTAATGTAATAACAACACAGGCAGACAGGGAGACAGCTCAGCAGTTATTGCATGCCCAAAACACATATGCAGATACACAGACGCTGCACAATTTAAAACGAAAGTATTTAGGCAGTCCGTTGGGAGACATTAGTAATCAGCAATTTGTGTGCCGGGAAGGAGTAAAACGAAGGATAATTGATACAGACGTGGCCGACAGCGGGTATGGCAATACTTTGGAAGTGGAAGCAACGCAACAGGTACAGGATAATACGTATGGTAGTGGTAAACAGCAAGATGGAGGCTCACAGACTAGTGTGTGTAGCAGGGAAAACAGCATAGAAGCAGACAGTGATATGGATATAGGCGCCACGCCACCACAGCAAATACAAGAATTATTAAAATCTAGTAATGTACAGGCAAAGCTGTGTTATAAATTTAAAGAGTTATTTGGAATTCCATTTTCAGAATTGGTACGTACATTTAAAAGTGACAGCACATGTTGTCATGACTGGATATGTGCCATGTTTGGTGTTAATGAAACCTTAGCAGAGGCATTAAAAACAATTATTAAATCACAGTGCATGTATTACCATATACAGTGTTTAACGTGTACATGGGGCGTTGTAATATTAATGTTAATTAGATATACATGTGGAAAAAATAGAAAAACAATTATAAAATCACTAAGTTCAATTGTAAATGTGCCCAGCGAACAAATGCTTGTGCAGCCACCTAAAATACGTAGCCCTGCCGTTGCATTATACTTTTACAAAACTGCAATGTCTAATATTAGTGACATATATGGTGAGACACCAGAATGGATACAGCGACAAACACAAATACAGCACAGTTTTCAGGACTGCCAATTTGAACTGTCGAAAATGGTGCAATGGGCATTTGATAATGACGTAACAGATGACAGTGACATTGCATTTTACTATGCACAGTTAGCAGATGTAGATAGTAATGCACAGGCTTTTTTAAAAAGCAATATGCAGGCCAAATATGTAAAGGATTGTGGAATAATGTGCAGACACTATAAAAGAGCACAACAACAACAAATGAACATGAAACAATGGATTACACACATATGTAGTAAAGTAGATGAGGGCGGGGACTGGAGGCCAATTGTACAGTTTTTAAGATATCAAGGGGTCGACTTCATTTCATTTTTAAGTTATTTTAAATTATTTTTACGAGGCACACCAAAACACAACTGCCTAGTATTATATGGACCACCAAACACAGGAAAGTCATGTTTTGCTATGAGCCTTATACAATTTTTTCAGGGGTCTGTTATTTCATATGTAAATTCACACAGTCACTTTTGGTTACAACCGTTAGACAATGCTAAATTGGGAATGCTAGATGATGCCACAGATGCATGCTGGAGATATATAGATGAATATATGCGAAATTTATTAGATGGGAATCCTGTAAGTTTAGATAGAAAACATAAACAACTAGTACAAATAAAATGTCCACCAGTAATAATAACAACAAATATTAATCCACTGCACGATGCAAAATTGCAGTACTTGCACAGTAGAATACATGTGGTGCCATTTCTAAATCCATTTCCAATTGATACAAATGGTAATCCTGTATATCAATTAAATAATGTAAACTGGAAATGTTTTTTTGAAAGGACATGGTCCAGATTAGATTTGAACAACGACGAAGACAAGGAAAACCATGGAGACTCTATGCCAACGTTTAGATGCGTGCCAGGAGAAAATTCTAGACTGTTTTGAAAACGATAGTAAAAAAATTGAAGACCATATAGTGTACTGGAAAGCTGTACGACATGAAAATGTTGTATTATATAAAGCAAGACAAAATAATATTACTAAACTACGCCACCAGGTGGTGCCATGTTTACAAGTGTGTAAAGCAAAGGCATGTGTTGCTATAGAAATACAAATGGCATTGGAATCATTATATAAAACAGAGTATAAAGTGGAGGAGTGGACATTAAAAGATGTATGTGAAAATATGTGGCATACAGCACCAAAACAGTGTTTTAAAAAAAGTGGAAAACGTATAGAAGTGTGGTTTGATGGGAAAAAAGACAATCGAACTGAATATGTTGTGTGGCAATGGGTGTATTACTGTGGGGACAATGGGTGGACTAAAGTGCCTTCTGTAGTAGATTACAAAGGTATATATTATGTACATGACGGTAACAAAGTATATTATACAGACTTTAATGACGAGGCAGTAAAGTATGGGTATAAAGGCACATGGGAAGTGCATATGGGAAATGAAAGTATTTATTGTCCCGACTCTGTGTCTAGTACCCTCAGATCCAACGTATCCCCTGTTGAAACTGTTGTCGAATACAACACCTACAACACCTATCAAACCCCCACCACCTCCACGCCCGTGGGCGCCAACGAAGCCGCGTCCTCCGCACGGCCGGGAAAACGTCCTAGAACCACAGAGCCCGACAGTACAGACACCACCAGACAGTCCGCTGCCAGAGAGTCCCACGCAAACCGTGTCAACACAAACAACACAAACAACAGACAGTGCCTTGGTGGAGCTACATGTTACAACACAGAAGTCGACGGTGGTTATAAAACTACACCTGTAGTGCATTTAAAAGGTGAACCAAACAGATTAAAGTGTTTAAGATATAGGTGTCAAAAACATAAGCACCTATTTGTAAATATATCGTCTACATATCATTGGACCAATACACATACAGAGTACAGCTACATTACTGTTGTATATAAAGATGAGACCCAGCGTGCCAACTTTTTAAATGTTGTAAAAATACCACCCAGTATAAAAATTGTAATGGGACATATGACAGGTGTTGATATGTAACAACACATATGTTGTAATTGGTACAACAAACATGTAATATTGTATTCCACATGTAAATATTATTGTGTACTATAGTTATACAACAACAAACGCCATATTTTGCTGCTACGCCTGTTATATATTGCAACCATTGTTTTATTTGTTAGTTTTGTGTTTTTGCTTTGCTGTTTTGTGTGCCTGTGTGTCTGCCTATATGTGCCGCTTTTGCTGTCTGCCTCGTTGTTTTCTACCTGTTTATTACTTATAATATTGTTTTGGTTTGTTGTTGCATCGTCCTACATTACTGCATTTACTATATTTTTGCTGTTTTTTTATATACCTTTATTACTTGTATATGCCCATGCTGTGTGGTTAATAAACACACAATAAATTGTTTTGTAACATATTACACTTTTGCTTTGTGTAGGGCGTGTACTATGGTCGCCCACCGGGCACGCAGACGAAAACGGGCCTCTGCTACTCAGCTGTATCAAACGTGCAAGCAGGCTGGCACATGTCCATCTGATGTTATTAACAAAATTGAACACACAACTTTGGCAGATAAGATATTACAATGGGGTAGTTTGTTTACATTTTTTGGTAATTTAGGTATAGGCACTGGTGCAGGCTCTGGGGGGCGTGCTGGTTATGTTCCGTTAGGTACACGGCCTACAACAGTTGTGGACGCATCCCCTGCTAGGCCACCTATTGTTGTTGAATCTGTGGGTCCTACGGACCCTTCCATTGTTACACTGGTTGAGGAGTCTAGTGTGGTTAATGCTGGAGCATCATTCCCTAATTTTACAGGCACTGCAGGCTTTGAGGTTACGTCTTCCTCTACCACAACACCTGCTGTATTAGACATTACACCTACCACTGGCTCTGTCCATGTTAGTAGTACCCATTTTACCAATCCCTCCTTTGTTGAACCCCCAGTTATTGAGGTTCCACAAACTGGGGAGGTATCCGGCCATATATTGGTTAGCACTCCCACATCTGGTGTACATAGTTATGAAGAAATACCTATGCAAACATTTGCTGTGCATGGTACAGGCACTGAACCTATTAGTAGTACCCCTATTCCTGGGTTACGACGTATAGCTGCCCCTAGATTGTATCAAAGGGCCTTTCAGCAGGTAAAGGTCACTGACCCCACATTCCTTACCAAACCTGAAACATTAATTACTGTGGATAATCCAGTCTTTGAGGATGCTGACACAACTTTAACCTTTTCACCATCGGGTGTGGCACCTGATCCTGACTTTTTAGATATTGTGGCTTTACACAGACCTGCCTTTACAACACGTAGGGGTGGTGTGCGTTTTAGTAGGCTTGGTACAAAGGCCACAATGCGCACAAGAAGTGGCAAACAAATAGGTGCTCGTGTACATTATTATTATGATGTGAGTCCTATTGCACACACTGAGGAAATTGAAATGCAGCCATTATTGTCTGCAAATAATTCATTTGATGGCCTATATGATATTTATGCAAACCTTGATGATGAGGCGCCAGTGTCATCTCACCTATCCATTGCTACACCGTCCCGGTTGCCTACCAACACTGTTCCTTTGTCCTTTAGTAGTCAAACTACCAATGTTACTATACCTTTGGGTAAATATTGGGATGTTCCTATTTATTCGGGCCCCGATATAGTATTGCCTACTGGTCCTACCACATGGCCCTATGCCCCTCAGGCCCCATTTGACACTACACATGATGTGGTTATACATGGATCTACATTTGCTTTATGGCCTGTATACTTTTTAAGGCGTAGGCGTCGTAAACATGTTCCCTATTTTCTTGCAGATGGCGGTGTGGCGGCCTAGTGAAACCAAGGTTTACCTGCCTCCTACACCTGTATCAAAGGTGGTACCAACAGATGCATATGTAAAGCGCACCAATATATTTTATCATGCAGGCAGCTCACGTTTGCTTGCTGTTGGACATCCATATTATTCTATTTCTAAGGCTGGTAATTCCAAAACAGATGTTCCCAAGGTGTCTGCATTTCAGTATAGGGTCTTTAGGGTCCGCTTGCCCGATCCCAATAAGTTTGGGTTACCTGATACCAATGTATTTAATCCTGAGCAGGAGCGGCTGGTATGGGCCTGTGTGGGCCTGGAAATAGGCCGTGGCCAACCTTTAGGTGTTGGTGTTAGTGGCAATCCTTTATTTAATAAATTGGATGACACTGAAAGTTCCACTATAGCTAATCAGGATACAGCAGAGGATAGTAGGGACAACATTTCTGTTGATCCAAAGCAAACCCAATTGTGTATTATTGGGTGCACTCCTGCTATAGGAGAACATTGGGCTAAAGGCACTGCCTGTCGTTCTGCGCCCCCTGCACAAGGGGATTGTCCTCCCTTGGAACTTGTTAATTCTCCTATACAGGATGGCGACATGGTTGATATTGGGTTTGGTGCCATGGATTTTAAAACATTACAGGAATCTAAATCAGATGTGCCTTTAGATATTTCACAATCCACCTGTAAATATCCTGATTATTTAAAAATGAGTGCAGACGCCTATGGCGATTCTATGTGGTTCTATTTGCGTAGGGAACAGTTATTTGCTAGGCACTACTTTAATAGGGCAGGTGCTATTGGTGAACAATTACCTAGCACATTATATATAAAAGGTACAAATAACAGGGATCCCCCGCCAAGCTCAGTATATGTTGCTACTCCTAGTGGGTCTATGGTAACCTCTGAGGCTCAGTTGTTTAATAAACCTTACTGGTTGCAACGCGCACAGGGACACAATAATGGCATTTGTTGGGGCAACCAGGTATTTGTTACTGTTGTGGACACCACTAGGAACACAAACATGACTATATCTGCAACCACACAAACGTTATCCACATATAATTCAAGCCAAATTAAACAGTATGTAAGACATGTAGAGGAATATGAATTACAGTTTGTGTTTCAACTGTGTAAAATTTCACTGTCTGCAGAAACTATGGCCTATTTACATACTATGAACTCCACTTTACTTGAGGGCTGGAATATTGGATTGTCACCCCCAGCTGCCACAAGCTTAGAGGACAAATACAGATATGTTAAAAGCCTTGCTATAACCTGTCAAAAGGATCAGCCTCCTGCTGAAAAAGAGGACCCACTAGCTAAATATAAGTTTTGGGATGTTAACTTACAGGACAGTTTTTCTGCTGACCTTGACCAATTCCCACTGGGCAGAAAGTTTTTAATGCAACTTGGGGTTCGTACTAAACCTTCTACTACTACTAAAAAACGCTCGGCCCCCAGTTCCTCTACCTCTACACCATCAGCCAAACGCAAGCGGCGGTGATTGTTTGTGTCTGTGTATGTTTCCTTACTATTTATTGTGCATGAATGTATGTTTTTGTATGGATGTATGTTTTGTTTATATGTTTCTGTATGACTGTATGTATGTGTAATGACTGTATGTATGTAATAAATATGAATGAGTCTTACTTTTACGTGTGGTTACATAAACTAAGGTGCGGTTGTGTCCCTAGGCATTTAGGTAGCAATTTAGGTGGCGTCCCTATGTCCTCCACCCTTTTTGGTTGTTGCACACCACTGTGCAGTTACTTTTTATATTTATATTATACCACCACAGTAGTGTCCATTTTATGCATTTGTGCCCTCCATTTTACCTTTCAACCGATTTCGGTTTCCTGGCATGTATGAGTGTTTTTTATATGTACATGCCAAAAGTACATTCAGCAAAACACTTAATCCACTGGCATGGTGCCGTTTCCTGCACTTTATGTTTTTTTTTGCAACGTAAGACGCCTCGCCTTATTAGTCATATATGTATGCTGCCAACTATGCTTTTATCAGCATACTTTACTGCTGTTGGGCATAAGTTTTTATTGCAAACATCTGCAACACAATGATTTGGCTTGCAGCATATATTTTGGTAGCCAACTATGTGTCTTGTAAAGCAGGTGTGTAAAACCTTACTCATATCCCACAACCGGTTACGGTTTTGCAGCAACAAGTTTATTTTATAATTAT